AACTCATCGAACAGTTCAACAATAAGTATGTTAGAAAAGGACAGATTGTCAAGGATACATCACGGCATACTGCCATGCTTATACGTTGGATCAAACTTAGGTTTGGTAAAGAAATTAACAAAAGAAAGTCGGAGAGAGGTAAAACCACTCAACGAGATAAGTTAAGTGCGACACTTGAATTCTTTTCAGATAAGAATAAAGCAAATCTAATAAAAATGTTTGAATTACAAAAGTTAATGGTACTTGCTAAATTAAAACTTATAAATAGACTTAACCAGTTGAGTATGACTAAGGCTTTTGTTAAAACTAAAAACGGATTTAAAACCGTTGGGGCAGAAGGCTATGTTGCAATCGACAAACTTGGTGGTGATGCAGTGAAAATCGTTGATCGTATGGAGTTTTCATACAACAACTTTTCACCCAATGTTGTTAAAGGATGGGAAAAGGCAGGTAAATAAATGAAGAATTTTAAGACATTCTTAGAAGAAGGCTCAGGCGTTGACGAAGCGCTATCTATTATGCAGCGAAGAAAAAAGGCTATTAGTCTTCGCAAGAACAAAGCTAAGTTAGCTATTGGTCGCAAAAAAGCCGCAAATAAAATAGCAAGTCACGGCGTGTTAAAGAAGCGTGCTCAAAGAGCAGCAAGAAACCAGATGGTTCGTAAGATTACTAAGGGTATTGGAAAAGGTGATCTAACTAATGCTCGTAAAGCCGAAATGGAAAAACGCTTAGATAAGATGAAACCACGTATTAATCGAATAGCAAAAAGATTAATTAAAGATGTTCGCAAAAAAGAAATCGCAAGGAAACGTGGTAAATAATGAGCGTCCCAAGTTTTAGTCAGTATCTAGTTGAAGAGGAAAGGTCCGTTTACTTTACGTTCGGACGAATGAATCCTCCTACGATTGGTCATGAAAAGTTATTGAATTCACTAGCAGCTAAAGCTGGAAGAAATCCATATCGTGTATACCTATCACAATCTCAAGACAAGTCAAAGAATCCTCTAATGTATATGGATAAGATTAAGATTGCAAGGAAGATGTTTCCTAAACATGCAAGACAAATTCTTATTAATAAGAAAGTTAAGTCTGCCATGGATGTGGCAGTTGCTTTATATAATGAAGGCTTTAAACAGCTTGTTATGGTTGTTGGTTCAGATCGTATACGTGAGTTTGATATTCTATTAAATAAATATAATGGTAGTAAAGCTCGTCACGGGTTCTATAACTTTGAGAAAATTACAGTATTATCCGCTGGAGAAAGAGACCCTGATGCTGAGGGTGTCTCTGGTATGTCTGCATCTAAGATGAGAGCTGCAGCTAAAGCAAATGACTTTACTTCATTTGGTCAAGGTTTACCTAGAGCAATATCTAACAGTGATGCTAAGAAACTATTTAATAGCATTAGAACTGGTATGAATATTAAGGAAGAAGCATCATTTAAAAATCATGTTGAACTTGCTTCAGTATCAAAAGAGCGTGAAGCCTTTGTTGCTGGTGAGTTATTCAGAGAAGGTGATGAGGTTATTATTAAGAAAACTGATGAAGTTGGTACTATTACAATGTTAGGTGCTAACTATGTAATCGTAGAGACAGCTGATCGTAAGACACGTCAATGGTTAGATTCAGTAGAAAAGATTGTCGAAGAAGCTAAGTATGACTATGGTACAGATGCTTCAGTAAAATATATTAAGAAAACTACACCTGGCCAAAATGAAAAGAAGAATGCAGAAGATCCTGATATTGGTGATCGCAAAGGTTCTCAGCCAGTCAATTATCATAAAGGGCTCAAGAAGTCAACTAAGGTTGCACGTGATGCTCACTTTAAAAAGAATGCTAAGAAAGCTGATGATGATAAAAGTGCTTACACACCGGCACCTGGTGATAAAAAAGCTAAAACTAAGCCTAGTAAGTATACAAAAAGATTTAAGCAAATGTTCGGAGATGATTAATGTTAAAATTTAGCCAATATATTAGTGAAGATGCTGGCAAGTCTCTTGCGGACAAAGCTGCAAAGTCTGGATACAGTGTAGGCAAACTTAAAAAGATTTATAATAGAGGCGTAGCTGCTTGGAAAACTGGCCATCGTCCTGGGACCACTCCTCAACAATGGGGTCATGCAAGAGTAAATGCATATATTGTTAAAAAGAAATCAGGTAAAAAACTTAATCACGATACGGATTTATAAAAATGGGTAAACAAAGAGAAGCATTTGGACGTGCTAGGTTCAATCAACTATTAAAGAAAAAAGGCATCGACACTAATAAGATGCATTCAGACAACGAAAAAGATGCAGCAGCAGCTAAGAAAAGAAAAGATGCAGCTGGAAAAGATTTAGCATCTTTTAGAAAGCAAACTGGTATCACTTCTGAATCCGTAAATGAAGGTATTCTTAATAAAAGTACCTATAAGAGCAAGCTTGCTTGGTTTAAGGCACATAAAGAATTAAAAAAGATGAGAACATCGGTGGCTCCTGAAAAACAGAAAGCCTACAGAAACCTTCTAAATATGTTCTTTCATACATTAGACGATTTTGATCCAAAGATGATGGATAGATGGAACACTAAAACTTCTAATAAAAATAACCTTGGTAATGATTCAGTTGCTGATCTAAGATTTGAATTAAAAGATATTTTAGGAAAAGATGCAGGTAAAATTATGGAATCGGCAGAACCGATAAATGAAAAAAATTACTTTGGCCACAAAGTTGATCCAGGTAAGTTTGCTACATACATGAAATTCGTAAAAATAAATAAACTTGAAGAACCAACTGTTCGCATGATTCAGCAAATGGTTTTTGATGAAAAGGGCAAAAGGCTCTCGACTCCTATGCAATACATGTTAGATAGGTTAAAGCAAGACCTAAAGAATCCAAAGTATAAACAAGCTTTAAAATTATGGAATGATGCTAGGCTTAATGAATCTGTTTCAGTTAATATAGATGAAGCACTGACTATGGTATCTCGTAAGCCACACCCTACAGGTGGTCATATTGTTACCCTTAAAGATAAAGACGGCAAGAAAGTTGTTCGTCATTTACATAAAGGTAAAGTAAAGACACTATCTAAAGAAGAAACTGAGCTTGATGAAAAGCGTAACATTAAAATCGCCAAGAGTGGTAAAGGCGAGAGAATGGTTAACAAGCAAGAGCTAAGAACATACCTTCAGATGGGCTGGAAAGAAGTCAAAGAAGGCAATGGCCTTTGGGCAAACATTGCTGCTAAGAAAGCACGTGGAGAAAAGATGAGAAAGAAAGGTGCTAAAGGCGCACCTACAGATGCTCAGATTAAACATGCTCAAAGCACAAGTGAGAGTGTTGAACCTATTACTGAATTAACTGCAAAAGAAAAGCAACTTGTTAATCAAATGTATGATAAAAAAGGCAATCTAACACCACTTGGTAAGAAAGTTTTTAATCATAACAAGAAGCCTGGTGACAAGGGTTATGTAGAATGAAAAGTTTTAAGAGATTCACTGAAGGACGTGGAGCTGATGGCAAAGGCCATTACAGAGCTACAGAAAAAGGTGCTGGTCTCACTCAAAAAGGCAGAGATGCTATTAATAGAAAAACTGGTAGCAACTTAAAGGCTCCAGTTACAGGTAAAGCAAAAGCTGGTAGTAAAGCAGCTGGCCGTAGGAAATCATTCTGTGCACGTATGGGCGGAATGAAAGGTCCTATGAAAGACGAAAAAGGGAGACCTACTCGTAAGGCTATGTCGCTCAGAAGATGGAAGTGTTAAGTTATGGCAGATGTAGACTGGAAGAAACGCCTCGACAGAATCGAAGAAAAGATGGATAAGATGAGTGAAGTCTTAATATCTTTGGCTCGATTCGAAGAAAAGATGGATGCTTATAACGAATATAGAGAACGTTCATGGGAACGAATGAATAAATTCTCAACTAAATTGGATAATATTGAAAAGAAGTGTGACGATAATGCTCGCACCGTACATACTATAAATAAACTATTCTGGGTAGCAATCGTTGCTATCGGGAGTGCAATCGCAGCTCAACTTTGGATGTAAGGAGACACAAATGAGCGACATAATGTCAAAGTTGGCGGCTAGATATGCTGAAGTCAACGAAAATAAAAAAATGACTAACCAAAAGGCCCTATCTAAAGCGTCTGCGGCAACACCTGCAGGTAAAGCTGCAGTAACATTACCTAAGGCACCTTGGGATAAAAAGAAAGAATCAAAAGAAGCCATGGATCCTGTCGATAAAAAGGAACTAAAAGGCAAGCATAAAGATCGTGATGACACAGATATTGATAACGATGGCGATACAGATTCATCAGATAAGTATCTACATAAACGTCGTAAAGCTATCTCTAAGAAAATGGATGAAGCTGAAGATAAAACAACGCCTTGTCCTAAATGTGAAGGTTCTATGGAAAACCATTCTAAGGATTGTCCATCTGAAAAAGAAGCTAAATCAAAAGATGATACAGCTGTGATGAATCCTGGCAAGGGTAAAGAAGAACCCAAAATGGAAAAGAATGAGTCATATACATTTAAACAACTTGAAGCTATGTCTATCGAAGATTTGGATTCTCTATCAGAATCAATGGATAATGAGCAACTAGATGAGATCCTCGGCACACTAGCCAAAGGTGCAGCTAGCCTTGCAGGTAAAGGTGTAAAGAAAGCTGTTAATAGATTTTCTGTTTCTGGCAGAGCTGATGCTGCTCAAGCAAAGCTAAAGAAAATGACAAAGAAAAGAAATGATAGAAATCGTTTGAATAAAGCCAAAGCAGGTATTAGTAAACTTAGGGCAACAAAACCCGTGAGTGCAAGACCTCTTGCTGCAGGTGTAAAGGAAGGTAATGAAATGGCAGAACCAAAATGGCCAGTATATGCACGTATCTTAGAAAAAGCAATGGCTCCTAAGAAAGATGCAGAAAAACCTGAAGAGATTGATGCTAAGGATTCAAAATCTTCAAAAGACTTTGTTGATGATCACGAAAAAAGTGATGATAAGAAACAAGGTGATAAAGTTGATATCGCAGTAGCAATCAAAAAGAATGCATCTGCTTTAGCTAACCCAATGAAAGCTGCACCACTTCGCCCTGGTGATAACAAGCAAGGTGATAAAGTAGCTGATAAACCCGAAGGAAAAATGTAAATGATTAAAGCCCCAGGCTGGTGTCCAAATGCTATTCCAACTCTGAAAGGTTGGAAGCATCATGTAAGACCAGAAATTCTTAAACCTGCTAAACTTACTCAAGAACAAATCGATGAGTATAATGGCGATACTGCTCAAGTGTTGATAGAAGCCGAACCAGCTCCTATCGCACCTACAGCTACTATGCTGTCATCTAATGATAAAATCTATGTAGATGTTGATGATATTGATGGTATGGAAGGTATGAGTAAAGCTGAACTTGAAGAAGTTGGTCGCGAACATGGTATTGAACTTGACCGTAGGAAGAGTAGAAAAACTTTGATAGATACTTTGAAAGGCGCAATGCTAAAAGATTAACAAAGTTTGGGATATCATGAATATTGAATTGACTGAGGATAACCTTCCTCTGTATGCAGCAAAACATTACTATAATCCACTTGGTGCAGATCACGATGAATTCATAGAGGACCTTAAAAGGTTTAAATATGTAAAGAGATTGGTGAATAGGTATATTGAGACAGGCTATCTTGCAGATCGCCTTATTCTAAATCATCTTATCGTGCTTCACAATGTGTTTGGTGTTAAACCAACAGTTGAGATGTTAAAGATAAGATTAGATGATCCTCAATGGCCTATCATCAAACCTTTTATATTATATTTAAGAATGATTGATAATACAGAAATAATTGATGTAACTATGGACGAGACTGTAGTACAGGCACTAAGGAATATTTAAATGGGACTTTTATCAAGAGCAGGTGATCTAGTTTACACCCTGAGGTTTCTCAGGTTGCTCACTACGCCGTTTGATAAAACTACAGCATTTGAGTTGGGTCTTATTGATGAAAAAGGTAAGAAACTTAAAAAGCCTGAAACAAAAGATGAAAAGGGAGCCTATAATACATTCCATAGGCTAGTATTTAATATTAAGAAACTAATCCCTGGTAAGAAAATTGGTTCTTATGCAGCTGCTCTTTACTTAATGAAAGAGAAATATGGCGTAAATAACTTTGATAAGATTTTAAGAGAAAGTAATATTGATCCACTCGATCTATTAGCTGAAAATAATGAATGGTTTATGTTAGAACAAAAGCAATTGTCGCCAGGTGTTTATAGAGTAAATGGTGATAAGGTTCTAAACAAGAACTGCGAAGAATTGGTAAAGACAAGAGATCAGGTAAGGATACCAGAGAACTGTTATCCTGTTGGTGATGTATTAGGTTTAGACATCTATGAAGTGACACATTTAAAATCTATGCAGAACATATACGTTACTGCAGGGGAACTAATCAGATGAAGAAAAAAGTTAAAGAGGATGCACCAACAAATTCAATAGCACATGGTGGTGTTGATATGGCTCCTAATACAGGTCCAAGAGTAAAAGAAATATCTGTAACAGATAAGCGCAGAAGAAAGGATAAACATCCGGTTCTACTTAAAAGGTTCCGTAAGTTTATAAACCATCAAGATGATTAAACTTTACATCGCACTTTTTATTCTTAGTATGATGGCTGCTGTTGGTTATGCTGGAAAATATTACTATGATACCACACAAGCAACGATAGCTACACTGAGAGAGAATAATGTCAAGCTAGTAAATGTAGCGGAAACTCTACAGAATACAGTTGAGACTATGGAAGCTGATGCTAAAAGAAATGAAGAATTAAATCGTAACCTTAGTAAGAGGTTACAGCAATCGTCAAAACACCTTGATAAACTAAGAGGCGTCTTGGCTAAAATTGATCTAACTATGGAAGCAATCCAAGATCCAGAAGGCTTGGAAGAAAGAGTGAACAATGCGGTTAACAGACTTATCAAAAGAATTGAAAGCGAAACATCTCCTGATCCTATCACCGCTGATGCTGATGGGGTGTCTGGGGAGTCAAGCGGAACCGATAGTAGCAGTAAAGACTGAATACGTCGAACAAAGAATTCCTATTCAAGAAGCACCTAAAGGTGTTAACTTTCCACCTGTGGAATGGTTTATCTTGACGCCTGATAATATAGAAGCAAAGATTGCTGAGATCGAAGCATCTACTGGTTCAGCTGTACTCTTTGCCATTACACCAAAAGGATATGAAAACCTTGCAATTGGTATTGGTGATCTTCGCAGATACATTAAAGATGAGCAAGCAATAGTTGGTTACTATGAGGAAGCACTAGCTCCTGAAGAGCCTGCAAAAGAAGAATAGACTGTTTCAAAAAAAGATACAATATTTAGAAAATAATTGTTACATTTTACTACATTTAGCTATTTACAAGAAACCGGATATGATATATAATACTACCTAATGAGATAAGGTATTTCCCTTATTCATATTTTCACGGAGTAATATATGCTATTTACGGAGCAAATCGCACGAAAGCCCGACCTCTATCCTTGGACCAAACAATTTATAGAGGCCATATGGCAAGGCTTTTGGACACCAGAGGAGTTCAACTTTCGGTCCGACTATTCACAATTTAAAAATGATCTTACACCAGCAGAGCAACAAGTTGTTGTTAAGACAATGTCTGCTATTGGCCAGATTGAGATTGCAGTAAAATCTTTCTGGGCTGATGTAGGCAATCACTTACCACATCCATCAATTAAAGACTTAGGTTATGCAATGGCCAACTCAGAGGTTATCCATAATATGGCCTATGAGAAAATTCTTGATGTGCTACATCTTACACACGTATTCGAAGAGAACCTTAATGTAGATGTAATCAAAGGGCGAGTTAATTACTTGCGCAAATATAATAAAAAAGTTTATAAAGACGAACGTAAACAATACATTTATTCCATTATGTTGTTTACACTCTTTGTTGAAAATGTAAGTCTGTTTAGTCAATTCTATATTATTATGCATATGAACCGTAACAAAGCAGTAATGAAAGATTGTGCTCAGCAAGTACAATATACTCGCAATGAAGAGATGCTACACGCACAAGTAGGTATTAAACTAATTCAAACTCTCCGTGAAGAATACCCTGAGTTGTTTGATAAAGAATTGGAAGCACGTGTACAACAAGAATGTATAGATTCACTTAAAGCAGAAAGCAAAGTGATTGATTGGATTATGGACGGACATTCCGCACCAGGTCTGAGTGCTGATATTCTTAAATCATTTATTGCAAAGCGCATGGCAGATTCAATTGATGCTATTGGTT